CCTTCCATTTTCTATGAACCTTCTAGCTTAAGAAGCGCCCAGACTAAAGGAAACCCTCACTCATGCCTGCACATAGGAAGGCTGTAACAGCCGCCGATATGGCTCGTATTCTTGGCCTTGAAGCGCCTGAGGAGACTCCTGGGCCGAATGAAAACGCCGTTCTGCGGACGGTTTCCGAAGTGACTGAGCCGAATGAAGCGCTCGTTGTCCTGGCGCTCTCGCTCGGGAAGCTTATGGACACTCAGCCGTCGGCTTCTACCGCACGTCAGCTTAGAGAGACTGTTATCGCCCTCGCTGACTTGGTTCCTCGTTCTAAGAACGTCGTGAACGATTCCGACATTGCCGACAAGCTCGTTGAGGCTATTAGGGCGGCTTAAATGCCACTAACTAGGCAAGAGATGTTGCTGGCAAGGCAGGAAATCATTCTGCGAACCATCTTTAGGCTCGCTCTTAAGGAGAGCCGCTGTCGGAAACGCCCTCAACGCACTAAGTGCCTCTTGTCTGAAAGGTAGTAAATTGACTGAATGCCTAGGAGCCCAGCCTAGGTTTGCCACGCCACGAACTGAAAGCCGTAAGACAAGAGGTCGTGAAGTCCTCAACGTGATGAAGTTGCTCGGCTTCAAGCCGATGCCGTGGCAAGAACAAGTTTGCGAAGTGGCGTTCGAGGTCGATGACAACGGCGACTTGGTTTACCGGGAAGTCGTTCTCATCGTTCCTCGCCAGGCTGGTAAGACTGCGCTGCAACTCGCTGTTGTTGTTCATCGAGCCTGGATGTTTGAAGAAAGACAACTCAGCTTCTACACGGCTCAGACTCGAAACGACGCACGAGCCAAGTTCGTGAACGATGACCTACCGAGACTCAAAGAATCGGCTTTCAGTAGCGTCTGTAAGTCAATTCTGGCGCCCGGTAACGAGGGTTTGCTATGGCAAAACGGCTCTCGGCACCGTGTTGTAGCGCCTACAAAGAAGGCTGGGCACGGTAGCTCAACTGACCTAGCGGTACTTGATGAAGCGTTTGCGTTCGTAGATGACTCACTAGAGCAGGGTTTCAAGCCCGCTCAAGTGACTCGAAAGAGCGCTCAGACGTGGATTATGAGTGCCGCTGGTGACGAAACTTCGTTCTATTTGCAAGCGAAGCGTGATCTAGGCCGGGAACGTACTAAGCAAGGCGCGAACACTGGCTCGTGCTACTTCGAGTGGAGTTCCGAACTAGAGGCTTCCGATCCGGCTGTGACTGAGCCTGAAACTTGGAGGAAAGTTCACCCAGCAATCGGGTACACGATTGAGGCAAGGACCATAGAGGCCGACCTGGCTACAATGGAACGTGACGAGTTCTGTCGAGCGTACCTAGCAATCTGGCCGAAGGGTAATAGCGCCAACCGTGTAATCAGTTCCGAGCGTTGGGCTACTTGCCTTGACGATTCGAGCTTCATCCCGGACGGTGAACGTCTGTGCTTTACGTTCGAGGTAGCACGAGACAGGTCTACAGCCTGCATTGCGGTTGCTGGTAAGCGAGCCGATGGCTCGTACCACGTGGAAATTGTGGACCGTAGAGCGCACACTGAATGGCTTCCTGAGCGCTTCGTTGACATCCTGAGCAACAACAAAGACTGCGTTTGGGCGCTCGACAACTTCGGTCCGACGGCAACGCTGTTCCCGGAAGTGTTGAAGCTCATTGACGAGCGAAAGCTCGTAAGTCAAGTCGGCATCGGTCAGCTGTACGGTTCGACAGACGTAATGAAGTCTGCTCAGTTCTTCACTGATTGCGCCATGCAGCATCGGCTTCGTCATCGAGGTCAAAGTTCACTGGATGTCGCTGTAAGCGTTGCTGAGAAGCGCGAATACGGCAACACTTGGACTTGGAAAGCCTCCGAAATCGCTGATATGAGTCCGCTTCGAGCGGCTTCTTTGGCTTTGTGGGGGCTGTACTCAATCCCTGTGGCCAAGAAGCAGGGATGGTTAATCGCATGAGACGGCATTTGCCGAGCTTGTTGCAAGTGCTCGGGCTCGTACTAGTGGCCGTTGCAGGCTTCCTAATTCACCCAATTCTAGGCTTGGCACTAACCGGAGTGTTCGTATTCGGCTTCGGCTACTTACTTGAAAGGCCGATAGATGCTTCGGAGCCTCCGAGCTAAGGCACCTTCCACCACTATTGAACGAGCCGCACAAATTACAGGCCCGAGCCCATGGCAATGGGACCTCGATCCGAACCTTTCGAGCCTGGCCTTTAAGTACCAGCCTCTAGCGCTGCCTGCTTTTTACCGTGGCGTACGAACTCGATCGGGAATTATCTGTACTTTGCCACTGGCGATTGAAGTTGGCGGTCAAGTTCAGGACTTCCTTCCGCCGATCATTGCGCAGCCTGACCCGACTGAGGATCGGCAGGAAACGTTGTCTCGAATGGCAACGTCTCTAGCAATGAGAGGCGAGTTCGTAGCGTTGCTCGGTGACTTCGATGAGGATGGATTCCCAAACTCGCTGAAGGTCATTGATCCGTACAACGCAACTAAGCGGACTGACGGTACTTGGGACATCAGAATTGGTGACGTACCTGCTCAAGGTCGCAACGTTCCGAACGATCAAATTCTGCACCGTATGGCACTGGCGTTTGCTGGTGAAACTCGGGGCATGAGCGTTGTTGAGCTGTTCAGGCGGCAGTTGGAAGGCGAACTTTCAGCGCAGGTGTACCAGGGTCAGTTCTACAAGGACGGCGGCTTGCCTATGGCGGTGGTTTCCACCAAGTCAACTGACCTCGATGAAACTCAGCTGTCGAAGCTGGCTTCTACTTGGCGTGAGAAAGTGCGGAGGAGTAGGGAACCTGTATTCCTGCCTGGCGACTTCACAGTCACTCCGCTCTACTTGTCGAATCGCGATTCCCAGTACCTCGAAAGCAGGACGTTCAGCCTGACCGACGTTGCCAACATGGTCGGTTTGCCTCCGTACTTCGTAGGAGCGAGTGGTTCGAGCAACACGTACAGCAACATCACTGACCAACGACGTGATTTGATCGACATTTACCTCAGGGACGATTTGTACCTGATTGAGCGAGCCTTCACTTCACTCATGCCTGAAGGTATCGACGTCAAGTACCAAGCTGAGTCGTTCTTGAGGCTCGATCCAAAGGCAACGGCAGAGACTTTGAAGATCGAAAGTTCTTGGATGACATTGAACGAGGTTCGGGCGGTGCAGGGCTTGCCTCCGTTGCCTGGTGAACTTGGTAACCAGTTGGCAAGTCTTTATCAGCCTGGTGCAGCTGCTCAGCCTTCAAGTCAAGGAACTAACGATGAGTGAACTAATTGAGGTCACCTTCGATGACCTGATTCTGCGAGTTGGTGACGATTCGGACGGTCGAACGCTCGAAGGTTATTTGGTTCCCTGGGATAAGCCAGCACAAGTCTCTAGGCCCATTCCTGGATACGAGGTATTCAAGCGTGGCGCACTGACTCGGAGCGTTACTGAGTCAAAGACTCCGATCCCATTGCTCGGCCTTCACAGTGAGGACCGACCGATCGGGCGGCTTGAACGCTCGCATGATGACGAGACAGGTCAGTACGGCGTGTTCCGCCTGTTTGATACAGAGGCCGCTAGAGAGGCACGAGAGCTCGTCAGGGAAGGTATCTGGCGTGGGCTGTCTGTCGGCGGCTTCGGCGTGCCAGCTCGAACTGAGGTCCGTAAGGCGACGGACGGTAAGAACCTGGTCGTCCGTTCTGAGATTCGGCTTGATCACGTCGGACTTGTTCGCACGCCTGCTTTCGAGGATGCCCGAGTTATGGCACTTCGTTCAGCCGAAGCCTTTGATGCTGTTGCAGTAGCGAAAGCTCGAAAGCGACAGCTTCAACTACTCCGCCAAGTTGGTTCGTAGCCGAGTGCGCTGACCAAACTTCGTAGGGCAATTCAACTCAACTAACTCTCAAAGGAATTGAACCATGAAAACCAAGCGCATCCTGGCTCTTGAGACTCGGCGTGATGAACTCGTTCGTCAGATGACCGAGCTTGACGACCTCGTGATTTCACGTGGCCAGGACCTCAATGAAGAAGAGCAGAACAAGTACGACGCTTTCGCTACCGACCTCGACAAGACTACGGGTGAACTCGAGGTTCTGGTTAAGCGGCAGGCAATGGTTGATAACTCGCTTCAGCTGGGCGCTCAGCTTGGCACGGCTACCAATGCGAATGGTGGAATCGTTCGGGTGAATGAGCCTGACCAGCTGTACGTTGCTGGCGGACAGTCGAACTACTTCCTCGACTTGTATCGCTCGAAGGTTCAAGGTCATCGTGAGGCTACTGAGCGCATCAATCGCCACATGGAGATTGAGCGTGCTTCGGCTACCTCTGGTGAACTCGCCGGCGTAGTTGTTCCTCGTTATACGACTGATCTGGTCGGTATCGCTCGTGAAGGTCGTCCGTTCCTCAACACGCTTGTTAGTCGTCCAGTTCTTTCTATGACGACTATTGTCCCCCGAGTCGTAACTTCCGCCACGACCGGTGCCCAGGAGACGGAGAACACGGCGTTCACTACCTCGGCTATTGATACCGAGGAAGTGGCGATCACTACCAAGACGGTTGCCGGCTATACGGACGTCTCTGTTCAGGCAATGGACTTCGGCGCGCTCGATCAGAACTGGGTCATGCAGGAACTGCTTGCTGACCTTTATGCCCGGATGGACTACTACGCTCTCAACGGTAGTGGTGCGGCTGGTCAGCCTGAGGGTTTGTTTGACTCCGATGGTACGAACGTTGTTGATGCTGACAGCGTTTCGGGCTTTGCGGAGCATTACGCCACGGTGATTCAGGCTGCTTCCTTGATCCGGAAGAACGACTTCCGTGTTCCGACTCACTTCGTTCTGTCTCCTGAGCGTTGGTACTCGCTGCTCAGCGCCACGGACAATGAAGGTCGTCCTCTCGCTGGCATCCTCGGTTCTGCTCAGACCAATGTCGGTGGCAACACTGAGGTTGGTGTGAGCGGCGTGTTCGGTGGACTTACTGTGGTCGTTGACCAG